TTAACCTCTTCTGGTGCCTTAACCTTTTTTGATGCCATAACCTGTCCCCCTTTACTTATAAAGGCCAGTGATTAACACCGGCCATCATACTTATAAAATCTTATACGCTTGGAATAGCCATTGCAGCAATATTGAATACTAAGAATGACGTAGGTTCAATTGGCTGACCATGACCTAATAACTTCTGTGCGTATACTCTTTCATCTTCTAAGAACTGATATTCATCTGAATATACTACAGGACCATTAAATCCTATGCCAAGGAAGTAATCATCAGGAATACACGCTATAAGCTTGCCTTCAGGAACAAATGCTGACTGGCATACTTCTGCATTTATTGGTAGCACATTGAACACATACTGACCTGCAGCACTTAACACTGTAGTCTGTGGGAATATTTTTTCCCAATAGTCACCAGGATTGCAAATCAACAATACATTGTTAACAGTCTTAACCTTCTTATCTACAAGTGGCTTCATTACATTCTTACCAAGTGTAGCTGGCTTTAGATCATTAAGTGCGACTGCTGCCTTATCAGGATATCCAGTAGTAGCTGACTTCGCCTGCGTGATATCCTTTAGCATACCAACTGGGCAATCTACTCCGTTACCTTCAATTATTGCCTTTTCTAGACCTATAGCTATTGATTCAGCTAGTAGTACTCTAACAAATTTATCTATCCACAAATCACCAAGAACTAATATATCCTTAGATACTGGGATAAATGCAGTTAGCTTATTAAGAGTAGTATTTACTACAGTAAATGAGTTGTCTAGCTTCTTCTTGATTTCAGTTCCAAGCTTACCCCAAACAGCTCCTTCTGCATCTGACTTTCTAGCAAGCCACTTAGTTATTCCAGTAGTGTTTACAAACTGAATCTTCTGTAGAAGTGGATGTTCTGCCTCAATATCCTTGAATATTCTATCTATTATTGTGATAGGCATTAATTCTTCTATCCCCTTAAATCCACCAGTAGACAGGACCTGCGCATAGTATTTCTTTTCGTGACTTGTCAAGGCTCTTAGTCCTCTTGACTCAAGAACTCTTGAATCTGATAAATCATCTGTTGCCGCCTGCTTTGCCTGCGCTATTATATCCTGTTCAATCTGTGCAGCAAGGGCAACCTGCGCCTTTGCAAACGCCTCTTCATTTTCTGCCCTAGCTAGATCTAGTGCTAGCGCCTGTATATTCGTTTCATTATCTTTGTTTAGTAAAGCCATATTATAATGTCCTCTCTTTCTTATCTAAATTTATTCATATAAAAAGAACCCTTATTCTGTGTTTTGTCGGATTCTTTTCGCATGGCAATATACTTGCCAATTATTGAGTTTTTGATTTCTTCAGGGTCTTCTTCCGGTTCCTTTGGTTCTGTCGGTTCTGCCGGTTCTTCCTCGATTTCTTCATCAGCCAAGCCAAGGGCTATTGACTCTTCTGCAGTCAAATAGCTTTCAGCGTTAAGTAGTGCTTTTAGTTCTTCGATTGTCCCTGAAAATCTTGTCATGTAAATATTAGATATACTATCTGATATCTTATCTAGGTCATCTGCAACCTTCCTTAACTCGTCTGCATTCCCTGCTGCAAAAGTCCATGCATTATGGATCATTAGCATTGCCCCAGCACCCATCAATACCTTATCACCTGCCATGGCTATCACAGAACCTGCACTCGCAGCCATTCCATCTACTTTGACTGTGACCTTGCCTTTGTAGTCTTTTAGAATATTGTAAATGCTTATTCCTGCAAACACATCTCCTCCATTGGTGTTTATCCTAACAAGGATATCTTCACCATCAGCTTCCTTTAATGCTGCCATTACATTTTGAGGGCAAATATACTCATCTGAGTCAAGAAACCATGCCTTGCCATTTACCACCGGCCCATACAATACTAGCTCCTTTAGTCCGTTATTGTCGACCAACTCACATCTTGCTTTAATTACCTTATTCTCCATCTATCTCACCCCCTTTCTGATTAACTGGTTGATAGTTCTTTGTCTCCATATATTCATTGGCCCAATCTTCTCCTATCTCTTCATATTTCAATAGCCTTCTTACTTCATTAGTGTTTAAGGTCCTTATTCTATATAGGGCCTCCACGCTTGCAGCTATCTTGGTTAGGTCATAAGATTTAATTGAAGATGTCTTGATTATCATCTTAGTCCCTTCTAAGTATGATTTCTTCCTATATAGTTTTCTGTTGATTTCATCTTCCAACTGCCCTGCAATAGGATTTATACAGAATGAAATAAAGTTATCTGTCATAGCTTCCACATCTGCAGTGTCACCCTTTAAAAGTCCTCTAGGGATATTGAATATATCAGCCACCATATTTACAATATCGTCAAATGCACCTCGGATATCATCTGTTTCTCTATATTTCGACCCAGACCCATTAAACTCTGATGTCTTATCTTCAATTTCTAGGCCCTTTTCAATTGGTGTCGCTGAATCAGATTCAGAAAAATATCCTACTAACCTATTTTTGAATAAATCGTCTAGCCTTAAATCATATTCAGTCTGACCAGTTTCAGGATCCACAGTATTCTTAAATGTTTCAAACATGGTATCAATTTTAACCAATACCTTCCTTGAATTCTTCCTATTGTAATTCTTAACTGCACTTGTTAGGACTTTTCCAAACATTGTATAAACACTTGCGACAAGTTGCTTTACATTTTTGTTTGATAGCTTTAAGTGTAAGACATCACTTTCCTTGAATTCCCTATTGAATATAAAGTCCCCAATTCTCACATCCTTATAGACATTGTCCTTAACCGCTCTTTCCATAATGGTGTAACTATCTGCTATTAGCCAGTAGCCTTCATAGGACTGAACTATTAATGCCCCATTAGGATTAACCACCATTTCAAGCACTAGCTTATTCCAAAAATCAGTTATATTTTGATTTATGTTAGGCTCAACGTTGAATTGATACCATACTTCGCCTTTTTTGATTTTTCCCTTTTCGTATGTTTCGATTGTGCATTGGCTTAGTGCATTGGCTATCTTGTTAATGCACATACTTATTGCATATTCAAGATACACTTGTTCTGATGCCAATGGAATGGTTATCCCATCAAGCATAAAATCCCCCACTGGTAGCATGTCAAGTCTCTGCTTGTTACTCCCAGTTAGTACTTCCATCATTTTGTTAAATACTCCCATCTCTCCACCCCCTTTCTTGTTAATATGTGTATGTTTTAAATCCCTTGTTTATATTAGACATCGTGGCTATCCTTATAGAGTCACGTTTTAGCATAGCGTGAATAAATGCCATAAATCCATCTGTCTTTCGTCTTTCAGGATCCTGCTTTTGATAAGTCTTATTTCCCTTACCATCAGTGACTACCTTAACGTTGTTCGTATACCATCTCATCATCATATCATCACCAAATACAAGGTTGTTATCAGCAAATAGCTTTTCAATTATTGGTGCAATTTTCCCATGAGAAATAGGACCACTTCTAACTGTGGTAAGTGGCAGACCTACCTCATTGAAATCGTCCTTAATTAGTTCATATCTATAATCATCTGTTGCTATCGCTTCAATGATATACCTATTCTCTTTTACTTCATTCAAGAACCAACTTGTCAAATATCTAGGGTCCATTGTTTTTCCTGGAACAATAGTAACCAGTCCCTCACTAATGGCCCTATCTAAATCCACCTTGAATTTTACTAGCTTTAGACTCTCTTCGACAATGAATGTATGGTGCTTAAAATAGTACTTAGTATTGTCATTGACTATCTTCTTGAATAATAGCCCAACACCTATGAAGTCCCTCGAACTTGCATAGTCGACACCACCAACACATGAACACCCCATGAAGTCCTTCCAGTTTACCTCTTGATTAGTTGCTAGAATATCTACCCATGAAGCAACTGCGGTGTCTGTATCTTCCATAGTGAAATTTAAACGCTTGGTTATAAACTCAACCTTCATATGTGGTCTTTTCTTAGCATTCCTGAATGCATCCTTATATTCTTGCTCTAGAATAGGCAAGTAGGGAATCATTGGATTTGCCTTAACCCAAAGGCTAGGGTCGTCCCATTCTTCGTATCTGTCAATGACTGCAATAAAAGGAAATAGTTTGGATTCTAAATCTTGTTCAAGTAGGCATTCCTTACCTTCTGTTACCAGGTCATCTAATACCCCACCTCTAACATATCCATTAGTAGTTATATATATAGTTAGTGGTTCAGGAACTTTACCCAGTGCGGATCTAAACACCTTGATGTTGTCATAGTCTTCATAAGCATGTATTTCATCAAATACCACTGCTCCAGGCCTAAGTCCGTCTTTAGTCTTGGCATTAGAGGTATAATATTTTACCTTTGAATTGGTCCTAACGAATTCAATTTCCACCAGGGTCCTTTTATATGCTCTTTGTAAATCTGTGTTATCCCCTATGGCATTATACACATCTGTAAATGATGTTTTAGCCTGGTCTTCTGACGTGGCAACTATATCAACATTGTAGCCTTTTATCCCATTTACATTGCTAGTTGCCCCTAAGATGTAATCACTTACATAGGCATTTTTACCAAATCCTCTACCGCTTTCAATAAGGATTTCGTTCCATGCTTTTATGCCTGGTGCCAGGTAAGTGTAGGGAATACAGTGTAAGAACTTCTGCACTGGCGCCAACTTATAAGGTCTATATTTTTCAATAGTTTTTATTAATTTGTCGACCTTCTTGACATCAACATATATATGCTGCTTCTCTATTTTCTTGAGAATTAAGGCCCTTAAATGCAAATTCCATATGCTAGTTGGTTGTTTGTCGCACAGTTCAAACCACTTATCAAAATACTTACATCCAGTGTTATATTTCACTAGATATCACCGCCAAGCTCATGCTTAACCGTTGAGGTAGACAGGCCTAGCTTTTCAAGGCATATTAACATCTGCTTATTAAGATTAGTTAACATAGCTACTGAATCATTTTTCTTTAGTCCTTTTTCTGTCATAATCTGAACTCCACGATCTCGAATATCTTCTTCAAGCATCATGGTAACTTCCCACATTGCCATATATCGTTCGGCAATATCAATGTATGGCTCTTTGTGAGTCCCATTTTCCTTCATTTGGTCAATTATTGCCTTATGAATTTTATTAGACTTGATTTTCTGACTCTTGTTTAGTTTGAAAACTTCTTCCATGCTATAACCCCCTTTCCTCGTGCGTGCGTGCATGATAAATTTTAGTAAGTATATTCTCCGAGCCCCACTCCGCGTTGCTACCCCTCTCCCAAAGAAATGAAATGATTCGACCCGGGGGACCCATCAAGCTTTAACATTTGATTACCAACGTTCTTCTGTTGTAAAACTTTTCTTCTTGTTACCCTCAAACCTCTCATGTCTTTTATTGTGACAAGCCTGGCATAGGCAAGCCACATTGTTTAAACATAAGAACTTACTAGGGTCAGTCTTTAATTCTATCTCGTGATGTACTTCTTCTATCGGTGACAGTTTACCTATCTTAGCACAGTCTACACAGTATTTATCCCTTGCCTTTGCAGCTGCCCTTATACCATTAGCCCCCCGCCATTCCTTTAATTGATAGCATCTATAGTACTTGCCTTCTGCTATCCACTGTTCAATCTTACTTAGTAGGCTTGGTGTCATTAAGTTCATTGCTTGCGTCCTCGCTTATAATCATAAATGATTTATTCATAGCATGCACAAAGTCTATCAGGTCGAGACCCTTTAAGCTGAATATGTCTATGCCCATCTGTTCCTTCATGATTTTAATATTGTCCTTGCTTAGAAGCGTGTGGTACATTACAGCAAAGCATACCTCATGCACTTCTTTGGTTGTCAACTTTTGGTTGACTACCATGGCAATAACATCATCTGTCAGTTTATGTTTTGAACTTAATTCATTACGCACAATTAATCCCTCCTTTCACTTGATTAATCTAAAAACGATATGACAAAAAAGATAGCCTAGGTAGTTGGCTATCTTTCTTGGAATTATTAAAAATTTATATGTTAAAAGGAGGTATATGAAACTTCCATAAACTAATTGTGGGAAATAGATTGATTGAATATTGTGTAATGTGTTAGAGATTTTTATTAGCCTTTTCTATTTCCACACTAACATATTAACATATATCAATGGCTCATTGTGGCCCATCATTCATATATCGTTTAAATTCTTCTAAGGCCCACCCATGTTTACGCTTGATGTGACTGTAGCTATAATTCATTTCATTGGCTATCTGCATAAGTGAATACCCTTTGAAATATCTCAGCATTAATATCCTGACATAGTCCGGATTATTCATCTTATCTATCTTGGATATGGAATCTTGTTTTAAGTCAATTAATTCGTTTATCATATTAGCCATGTCCTTTTCAAAATCACATATCCTGGTAATTATATTGGCAAGACTATCACTGCATGGTGAAGTCTGAACTCTTTCTGACATTGCAGTCGTGCAAGACTGTGCTCTTGTTCGCTCCTCAATTATTTGATCTCGCTTTAAATCTATCTTTGCTTCCAGTACCTGAATTTGCTCTAAATACCTTTTAGGTGTCACAATGAATCCCCCTTTCACCCATTCAGTTTTTAATTAATTATTTGTCCTCAAATCACCCATTGAAATATGACATATCTATTATTCTGTAATATTTCATATGCTACATTTATAAATGG